TACATTTTACACTTGGCATAACTTTATATTTAAAATTTTAAAAAAATAAGCCTACTGTTCACATGGGAAGTAGGCTTACATAATCATAAAATGAAAACTAAAACTATGAAGTTGCGAAAGAACCTTTTCTCATTGCAGTAGAGAAATATATTGGCATTGCAATAGACTCCTCAATACGCACAGTTACTAAGTTTTTAGTGAAGTTATCACCATCTTCGTAAGCAAATTCAGTCATGATGTTATCTTCAAATAACAATTCAGCTGCTCTGTTTAAATCAGCAGTTAAGAATGTTCCAGAAGTAACAATATCAGTTGATACGATTGGCACACCAGCGATAGACATTCTTTGTCCTAACAATAAAGCAGGATGAGAATAACCAGCACTTGACTCCTTGTTAATCAACAATTCCATTTCATCAATTGGATTAACCAAGATAACAGAAGGAGCAAATCTCGCAGCTTTCAATTGTGCAATTGAGTTAGCTAATTTATCCCAACGATTAGAAGCAATAGTTACAGTTCCAGATGGAGTGTAAGTAGATGCCGACTCATAAAGACCTGCGAAAGCAGAAGTTCCTGCATAGTCATACAAGTTAGTATCTTCGATGTCTAACAAATCATTTAACATTTGAGTAGAAACAAAAGATTGTAACCAAGTCAAACGAGATAACATTTGCTTAGAAATCTTTGCGTAAGCAGCGATAGTCTTAGGAGTTACCTCAGAGATTGTGAAATCGTAATCAACCTGTGCTTTACCAGAACCTTCTGTTTGGATAGCAGCACCACCTTCAGAACCAGTCTTCTTAGCGAACTTGAACACACCATTTTGCTCAATTGTAGAACTACGCATCAAATCACGCAAGTGGATAGCACGAGTTGGATCAGTGATAATAGTGTTAGATAAACCAGCAATAGAAGCTGCCCAACCTGCACCAATGTTAGCAGTAAGGTTCATATCACCTACAGCCTTAAAGTTCATTCCAAAAGCTGCATCTCTACGAGAAGACAAAGATTTGAATTTATCAGCATTAGCCTCGAAAGCCTTAGCTACAAAGTTCTCCGGTTGCTCAACAGATTTAGTCTTAGAATCTAAGATAGCATCAGATAAAGATTTCTCTACGTTACCTAACTTATCTTCTAAAGAAGCTAATTTCTCACCAGCATTTTTAGTGTTTTCAATCAAATCAGAAAGACCTAAGCCTTCCATCTCACGACCAACACCTTTTTGAATCATTTCGTTAAGGTCACCTTTTACTTCCTCAACTAGTTTTTTAATATCTTCCATATTAACTATTATTTATTTAACTGTTCTTTTAAAATTAACAAAAATTCAACACTTTTCTTACGTTCTTCTTCTACTGGATCAATAATAGGTGGAGTGGGTTCTTCCGACTTCTCTCTCTCATTGATTAGTTTAAATAATTCCGACTTGATAAAGTTATACTCTATTTCTAACAATTCATAAGTTTCATCCATTAAATTTCCACTTTTCAATTGCTTGTAAAGTTTATCGAATCTTTCTTGCAATCCTTTGGCATCTAAAGCCTTCATTCCCATAAATGGAGTGTCTGGGTTAGCACCCCAAAGAACCGAAGAAAATTCGTACAATTTAACTTCTTGAATTTGATAGTAAGAATCTTTTGCACTCTTACCTTCAACCTTACTTTCCTTTATAGTTGAAAACCCTATTGAGTGTTGGTTAATTAAACCTGCCTCATAAAGTTTTAAATTATCAGTACCTATTTGAGTATCTACAATAGATGCCTCAAAATATAAACCATAGTTGTCTTCTTTTAAAACACTTGGCTTTCCTAATGGCAAGCTTGAATCATGGTTATGTAAAAACCAAATTTCATTTTTTGCTTGTGGCCCACGTTCTTTAATAGTCTTTGTGAATGCACCGGGCATCATCATGTCATTATGAAGATCAATATTACCAAACTTAGATGCGTAACCCGAAACAATACGTTTAGTTACATCTACGTTAGTAATCTCCCCTTCTGACTTTATTTTATAATCTCTCATATTTTCTACTATTGATTGCAAATATAATAAAAATTCATAATTACCAAATTATTTATAAAAACATAAGTCCACAACGGCAATTAACCAACTCACTTGGTGGTGCGGAATTATCACCCGGGCCACTCATTAAATTGCCACCAACATTGAACTTTTCATTTAAAGGTATTGTTGGGTAACTCGCCATGGCATTATGCGAAGGTCTTTCCTTCCCATCTAAAATAACAATCCATTTTTTAGTCAAAACTTTCTTTTGTGACTCGGCCCAACTTTGAGATGCCAAGTTCATTATCTTGGTAATCTCAGTTCTTGCAATGGTTTGACTTCTAATGATATTTCTTGTAGATAAGTATAATCCAAGCAATGTGATAATCGCAGCTTTGGGTACACCTCTTTCTACTTGATCCTCAACAAATCTTTTAATGTCTTGTTTGATTGTATTTACAATACCTAAAACAATATAGAAGTAAGATATATCCCTAAACAACAATAAAAGCAATAATAACCAGTTCTCCTCAAAATTATCGCCTTTTTCCTTCTTTTGGTATTCATCTAAGAATTTACCTTGCTTTAATCCAAACTTGGTATAAGCATCACGCATTATTTCCAATAACCATCTTTCGTTAAAGTGATTAGTGATATGAAATGTTTGCGGATTCCTTCCTTCTAATGAATTAAGGTAAGTCTTTGTTTCTACCGCCAACTTAGTGCGTATATAAGCAAATAATGCACGTTCATTAACATCGTGCCTCCTTCGCCAAGCTAACCTATATAATTCTTCACTTACCATCGTTTGTTTTTAAAAAGTTTTTCAACTTTCTCACGTTCTTTGCTTTTTAATTTAGAATCATAAACAAGGAAGAAGCCGAACCAAAAGGAACTTGTAATTACAACCGAGTTCAATATGATGGCCCAAATTTCCATTAATCCTCATCCATTACCATTGAACCAATTTCGGTAGGGTCAATACTTAAACTTCCTAAAGGCACTTGATTAGAACGAATATAAACTTGTTGCATGATTGGGTCATTTGTTGGCTCAAAGTCCATAAATACCCTTTTCTCATCTTGGGTAAGAACACCATCCAATTTCTCCAATATACTTGCTGCATCCAAGAAGTTTTGTTTCATCTCTGGGTAAGCATCCACATCAAATCTTAAAACATATTGAGAAGGATTTAATCCCATGCTTGGAGCCAACCACTCTAACAAACCTTCACATACTCTTGATTGCATTGGAACAACGCAGTTAATAATCATTCTACGAATAAATTGAGCCAAGTTACTTTCGGTCAAATTATCGGCATTTAAAAGAACATAAGGGTAATGCCATAATCTACATAATTGCTCGGTAGATAACTTACTCATTGCTCTTAAATCTAAATCAATGTTAGTAGTAGATAACTTAGTAAATCCAACTTTGGTGTTAGAGAATACAACTCTACCTTTAGCATTTGAGTTATAGATTTTATCATAAACTTTATCTTCTAAATCTTGTTGTACCGTTGGGTCAACATCTTCGGTGTTCATGTCATCCTTATACAAGAATCCCACCGCACCCCTTGTTTCAAAGTTTTCAATTGCTACTTCTTCTCCACTATTAGCTTTTTGCAAAACTCTTGCACCAGCAGTTAAAGGTGAGAATCCACGATGAACCGTAGTTTGGTTATTAAAATCGGGATTAAATGATCTAAACGATAAAAAGAATGCTGGATCAACATCTTGATTGATTGAATGTATATTATACTTAACTATCCTTCTAAACTTATCGGTAACGATTGTATAATCAAAAGGTGCAATAACATGAAGTCTTGCAATCTTACCCGGTTTAATTGGGTCTTCTTCTCCCCATATACCAACATCCTTAGTTAATAAATCCCAAGAGAATAATGATTGAAAAAATTGCTTTGAAGTTTGATAAGAGTTTGGCCTTTTAAGTAAAGCTAAGATTGGGTGTTCTTCCAATTCTTTCATTGCTTTAGAACGAATAGCATTACCCTCCATCATGCTCCTATCCGTAGGTCTTGTCAATAAGGCTTTATACTTACTAACCGACTTTATTTGCATTTTATTAGCTTGATATAATTCCAAAGGAACTTCAACGGCTCTTGATGAAATGTCATCTACGATAGCATAAACATCTACGTTCTTCTCAAATCCATTATTGATTGCATCACGATAATCTGTGTTGTAAAGAGAATACGTTTGTCCTCCATTAAACATCTGCCATTGCTTAACACTTTGTATTGTAGTCAAGGCTTTCTTGCTTGTAAAAAAATCTAATAATCCCATGTCTAAAAAATAATAAGTTTTTTCTTTGAATACTTAGTATAAACGGCATACCGAATACTATCTAATGCGTGATTAAAGTCATCAATGGGTTTATTTATTTGTTTTCCCCCAACCATCATCCATTGGTAGTTATCTACTTCCTTTTTAATGTTTTTTGACCGCCTCGTGTAATACACTTCATATTCCCGCAATTTACTTATTCCTGCATTAACACTATCGTTTCCTTTGACTGCTTTTTTAATTGGCAATCCCTCTCTGCGTAATTCCTCAATAGATTTTGGATCGGCACTATCAGCATAAATCTCACCGAGTTTATCTGGGTAAAGCTTAATCCTTTTAGCTAAATCTGAATTAGTTAATCCAGTTTGGTAAATAACTTCATCAAGGTATAACTTATTTCCTAATTTTGCAATTCGGATAAGTGCCGTAGGGTCATTTGAGAATCCAAAGTCAAGGCCACTAAATAAAACATCTACATCCTTTGGGAAAAATTCACAAGGTTGCCAATCATGATAAATAAGTGATTCAACACTTGGTTTAGGGTTTTGCTGATAAAGAGATTCAAAAGTAAACGGTTCATTCTTTTTAACTCTTAAAAGCTTTTCTAATGCGTGTTTTTCGGGCCATAAAGCCTCACCTTCTTTTCTTAAGTCATAACTATTCTCGGCTTTCTCACGAATAGCGGGAAATTCGATAATTGTCCAGTCATCATCACGTTCAAGTAGCCTCCCAGCTAAATCATCATCATACCATCTTGTTTGGATAAGAACTTGTGCAGAACCATTGTGTAACCTCGTTTCAAACACATCGGTGTACCAATTCCAAAGTTGTTCTTTAATGACACTTGATTGGGCCTCTTGGCGATCTTTAAGTGGATCATCAATAATTCCAATATCAACCGATGTACCAGTTAGTGAACCACCTCTACCAACGGCTTTAACATAACCTTGGCTATTAACGGTTTGAAAGAACTCTGCCATCCTAATTGCCTCTCCTTTCTTCTCCCCAATCCTTGTTTCGGGAAAAAGTAGTTTAAATTCCTCTCCCACAATTCTCCTTTGTATTTCTCCACTAAATTGCTCGGCTAAGGTAGCATTATAAGAAATCAAGGCTAATTTAAGATTTGGGTTTCTTCCAAGAAGGTAAGCGGGAAAACTTCGTGTTGACAACTCAGAC